GAATCCCACATGGTTACGATATCGTAATCATCAAATAGAGCAGATATATCGCAATATTGAGTGTACGGGTTTATATCGAACCCGCTTGCTTTTATGTTTGTGATATCCGCTATTGCCTTTATGAAGCTGCCGACCCCGCATCCAAAATCAAGAAGTTTAAATTGTCTATCACTTTTAAATCCGATTACATCAAGAACCGCCTGTCTCCGTAGTTCCTGAATCCTCGCGCCGGTTAGGGTGTTTTCATAACGTGAATACTTGATCTCATATGACCTGTCGTATATGGACGGATCCGGAGAAATATTAGAACTCACCAACTCACACTGTTTACATATAAACAGGTCTTTCTTGAGGTGGTGCATTTCTGTTTGACAGATTATACAGTCCATGATTGCTATAAGCATCCTCCATTTTTTGTAAGATATCCTCTTTTTTAAAGTCTACACAGATTGGCAAACTGGTTTCCCTGTTTAAAGAACAACTCAGGGTGTTATAGATGGCTCGGGTACACGGAGAGCAGTATACGTCAGATTGAATTGAGTAGTCGTTCTTGTCGTTCCCGACGATGTTCTTGAGTGAAGCTGCGGTAAGAAGCATAATCTTCGGGGTTCCAAATGCGCCTGCACCAATGCCCAGTCCAGTTTCAGGCGCGACAACAAGATCAGCGTACCTGGCAATATGAAGTGCCTGTCTGAAGGGCATACGGGCAGACTTATGGACAAGAGACGACTCACCGTCTCCAAGTCCTGCCTCCGGAGCAATCGTTGTTCCGACTTCGGATACCCACTCCCACTTATGGCAGAACTCGTCGCCTGTGGTTATGATAACCGTATCCGGATGCCGCTTGAGCCATTCGTTGCAGATGTCCTTGGCGATATGGCACACAGCCTTTTGCCACATAGTTCCCCTGAGAGCCCACAGAATTACGTACTTTCCGTTATAAGGCTTTAACTGATTCAGAACGTGCTCATGTTCTTCTTTTTTAAAGAATACCTCACCGGTCCAACCCATATATTTAGGGTCGGTCAAGCCTGCCCATATCATTGACTGATCGTAGTAGCAGATTTTGGTGTTCTTTCTTCTCCGCATCCATAACGGCCAGAAGTAACTCGGCTTTCTTTCCGGCTCGATCAACGCCCCCTCAAGCGAGTGCGAGAAGTCCACAAACAGGTCGTGGGTATCCTCTGCCTGCTTCTTTTTCGCCTCTATCAGCGTATAGAACTCAGGCTTGCTGGTATGCTCTGACGGCTCAAAGAACCTGTGTTCATCAATCCGTGGGTTATACGCATGAATCTGCGCTCCTTTGAAATTGTACTCGAACGTGATATGGTATCCGTCCTCGTCCAACGCTTTGATTACGTTAGACATATGAATATGATCCCCATATGCCCCGTACCTCATCAGAAACGCAGTTTTCAAAGTATCCCCCTTTTGAAAATGGGAGGGGTTTCCCCCTCCCGGTTACGGATTAGGTGTAGCGCAAAACGTACTTTACGTCGGCATCGACCTGGAGAGTTCCAGCAGGCAAAGCCGTACCCGCCAGATACTCAAGAACCAAATCGTCACCAGCGACAAAGTTCGTTTCCGTGCAGGAACAATCAACAACTGTCCCTGTCGCATATGTGCCGCCCTGTGCCAGAGCGCTCAGTTTTGCAGAACCGAATACAGCAACGGTCCCGGTTCCACCGAGGCTCTTGCCGAGTGCGATGCGCCAACTTGCAGCGTCTGCGGTTCCTGTCAGAACGTCCCCGGACTTAATGACAAGGTTAAAATCTTTAACCGTCACAGCGTCCATAAACGTATGTCTTGCAACTACGGTTGCGGCGGCGATGACAGACGTTTGTGCCGCCAACTGCCGCATACTGAGCACTTGGCTCACACCGTATCTATGACTATCGTAAAATTGACTCATTTATCATCACCTCCTGTTATGCAGCCGATTCCCATTTAATGATTCGACACTGGGTATTGTCTCCCCCGGTGCCACCATGAACAATACCGAACCCACCAAGGTAGTACCACGCAACGCCCTTGGACCGACCATAATCACTCGGGATCTTACCGCGCATTTCCTCGGGTACAGCGATTGCCTCTGCCACCGTGTCCTCACCGAAAAAGAATACCCAATCGGTGTAGGTCGTTCCGGCTTTAGCGATTTGAGTTTGCTCAACATATCGGGTATTTTCATAGCGCCCGATCTCGCCATTTGCGATCATCCTGAAGCCCTCGGGAGTGTATTGATGAATACTCTCCAAATCGTTCTTCAGGGTTCTCAGAGTTGACGGCCACGAAATTGCATAGTAATCATCCCCGGTGTAAGGCGGGATGTTGCGCTCTTTCATAGCGTCGACAACCAGCTTGGCGTGCGCTTTTGCCAGAGCGGTAGAACCAGTACCGCCGACCGTACCGTTTGTGGTAAGGGTGATGGTCGTTGTCGTTGCGGGATAAACCCTCAACAGGCATGTGTTGAACTGTGCGTGCGCCTGCGTGTCGAAGAACTTAATCGCATCGTTTTTCAAAACTTTATTAATGATTTGCGTGACCGGATGCTCCGACAGGTTATCCAACTTCTGGGTGAAGGGAACGCTATTACCGGCTTCGGTAATCGTCAACGTACCCTGGGTGATCGTGAAGTTGGTTTCAGGCATCGTGTTGGTTTCTGCCACGGTCGTACCCTGTGTTGCCACATTGCTGTATACGTTCCAGTGGAAGGTAGCACCACGATGCAAGCCCTGTTGAGAGGCGTCCTTGACATCACAAAATTGACGGAATTTAACCTGCGGCTGAACAACCATTCTCAGTTTTTTGCTGAGATTGAGCGAGTACATATACCCGCCCAAGCTGTTCGTTGCCCAAATTTGACCTGCCATTTATACCTCCAAAGTGGTTAAAATATTTGCTGACCGGGCCTGGCTCTTGCCATAGCAGCAATCACCGAGCTTCGGTCCTCAGTTTCCTCCTCCTTTGATGGTGACTCGACTCTGGCACTTGCTGTCTCCAGTGAATCAACCACTCGCTTACGTTCCCGCTTTTTGGAAAGATCATCCACTTTGGGCTCAACTTTTCTTTCCGGGGTAGAGGTTTCCCATCCCAGAAACTTTCTGATTTCATCTCCTGCTTTTTGATAGGTCTCCCACTCATTCGGAGCACCGTCGTATAGGAGTTTATCAATTTCCTCATAGACTAGCCTATATGCTCTTGGATTGTCTGTAAGGTCTTTAAAGCCCCCTTCTTCCCTTGGTTTGGCGAATTGCCGTGCGATTTCTCTGGTCGTAAGTTTTTCCTCAAGCGCCCTGTCAATAAATTCAGGGTCAATAGCAGTAGCCATTTTGTTTTTCCCGGCGCTGCCAATCAGCTTGAATATCTCGCCAAAAGCCGCACTTACATCTTCATCCTCACCGTATTGGATAGCCTCTGTGACTTTCTTTTGAAGTTCCTCAAAATCAGTCTCGGGGATATCCTCTATTTTTTCCAAGTCCTCGTCTGCGGCGTCCTTTCCGGATGGCCTTGACATGGACTTCTTTAATTCTTCGATCTCCTTTTTTAGTTTTGTCGCTTCCTCAAGCCGCTTGTCTGCGGCGGTTTCTTTCTGAAACGTCCTTTTACCTGCGTCTATAATCCGAGAAAGAGGGACAGTCTGTTTTTTGCCGTCAACAATAATTTCGACAGCCTGCTCATCCTCGACGGGTTCTTTCTCAACCTGTTCCTCGTCTTTCTCAACTTCCTGTTCGTCGGTTTCGGGTTCTTCTTCGTCCGATTCGAGTTCTGAACCGATTTCTTCCTCAAGCTCTTGGAGCCTAGCCTCTGCAACTCTTTCAAGATCGTCTGCGTGTCCGGTTCCGACAGGTTTGGTTTTTTGGGATTCCTGATCTGTTTCCTGGTCGGTTTCCTCGGTTTCAATGGTTGTGTCCTCCGTTTCTTCAGAAGACACGCCTTTGTCGGTAGCGTCTTTCTTTTTCCTTGCCATTATTAACCTTCATCGTTAAGATCCTTCCTCCTTTATGGCGCCTCTAACGGGAATCGAACCCATCACTCATGCTTGACAGGCATGTGAAGTTTACCACTTACTTCCATAGAGGCGTTAAATTTTGGGGTGACCGAGCAGATTCCAACTGCCATTATGCTTTCTCGTCTATC